CCGAACCATCCTACATAAAGACGGTTGTTAGTAGAAGTAACCCAGTCACAAAACTGGTCCCAGGCATTCTTCTGCTGTAAAGCAATTGTTGCAGTCATTTAAGTTTGTCCAGGAAGGAGTATGAATACCTCTCCCTATTACCTTTGATCCCCCAGCCCAGCCAGTAGTAGGCTGAGTTCATGTAATAGGGGAGTTGTTGGTAAGGAGTCTGGAACTCAGAAAGCTCAGCACGAAACTTAAGCTCGTTTATCATGTAACGGGTTTGTCCTTCCAGACTACTAGGATCGCACCCGTATCTTTTACAGAATCTGCCCAGACCATGATAACGTCTGGGCGTGGTCCATTGGATTAAACCGTACCCACCACGAAGGCAGCGATCGTAAGGAACGATAGCACCACCCTCGCAGACATTGGGACGGAAGTTTGATTCCTGTTGAATGTTTCCCAAGATGACTGCCAGGGCAACAGGGTCTGTAATATCCGCTTTAACTTGCAGTTGTTCTAGAACGTATTGTTGCGCTGGGGTACAGGTGGGACATTCAATCATAATAATCAGAACTTATACTTCACACCAACTTTGGTGCCATAGGAATTAACAGTGTCAGCAGCGAAACTGATTTCACCATAGATGTCAAGCTTCTCACTTGCAGCAACCGAACCACCAGTCTTACCAGTGAACTTGGTTTCTGCTTCACCGCCGTCGGGCGAGATCACAGAAGGACCAGCTTGGATGTAGTAGCCAAGCACACCAGAGGAACCTTCGTAACCGACATGGAAGTCAGTAGAAGTACCGCTGTAGTCAGAACCGGTAAAGCCGGAGTTGGCTTCCACATTAGCGTAAGGACCAGCGAATGCGGGAGCAGCAGCAATCAGGGTTGCGGGGAGGATAGCAAGGAATTTCATGAGGTTAGTGTTACTTTTTCTTAGCAGTTTTAGCGGCGCGTTTAAAGTTAGCAGCGCTGGGTGCGCCTTCAGACCCAGGCTTTCTCATTTTTTCACCACTGCCTTGTTTGATTCTCAAACGTTTGGCGTGGATGTTTGCGTAAAGACCACGTTTTGCCATTACTTTTTCTTCTTAGATTTACCAGCTTTGCTGTAGGCAATGGCAGCGGCTTGTTTAGAAGGGTAACCTTCAATAGTCAACTGCCTAATGTTCTTAGAAATAGTTTCTTTTGATGTACCCTTCTTAAGAGGCATTACCAGATACCAGGAATAATTTGTCCAGTCAGCGCGTAAGCGCCAAGAGCAGCCATGACGCCAAGCATAGCAAGGCGACCGTTGAGCTGCTCAGCTCGTTCGTTGTGTGGGACACCGTAAGGATGATCAGACATAATAAGGGGTGGCTCTTTAGCCCAGATGTTAGTGTCGTTCATTAAAATTCTACGTCAGAGTTTGCCAGTTTGTTAAGGACCATGCGGCGGTAAGCCGGGTCGTTATCATAACGGGGATCTGACATTGCTTGTACCAACTCTTGTTGGCTTTGGAAACTGTTGTCCTCAGACCTAGCTGATTTACCAGACAACATTTGTCCTTCTCTACCAGTGGCATCACCGTACTTGGCGGCAAGTGCTTGGACAGCGAAGAAGATAGCGCTAGGATCTCCTTTACCCATCACAGAATCATACATTTGAATTTCGGCTTGGGAGAGGTTTTGACCAGCCCAAGTAATCATGGACTGGTAAGCTTTCTCACCGCCGACCATCTTGAACAACTCTTGTGCTTGAGCCTCAGTAAGACCTTCAGCTTCAGGTTCTTCGTCGGAAGTTTCTTCTACTTCTTCGGGGGCTTCGGCTTGCTCCCCTTCTTCGTCCCGTACATCTTCGTTAGGTTCTCCTAGTTTCTTTTGTAGTGCAAGATACGCTTGCTCAAGAGCAGAGGCATCTTTAAATTTTCCAGCCAGCAAAGGGCTGTCACCGCTCTCCAAACTCTCAGCTACTGCCAAGGATTCTTGTTCAGCAGCATTCAAGCCAGCTTCATTAACTTCGGGAGCGGCGTCGCTCATTGTAAATTGTTCGCTCATTCAACAGGTGGTGGTAGTTCAGGTGGTACTT